CAGAAGAATCAATAAAAGGTTTCATTTTGTAAAACAACTCTTTCACATGAGGCATCATCATCTTCAATTTAAGAGGCGACATCTCATTTAAAAGATATTTTTCACATATGCTATGCAGTTCTGTTCCTCTACGAGAAGACCTTCCTACAATTTTGTTTGCTTCTTCTTCACCAACTCTTTCTCTCCAAGCAATCAAGCCTTCTTTTGAAGATGTTGCGGAAAGAATTGTGGTTATGGAAGGGTACCGATTACCATCTGGTGTAATGTATACCCTCCCATTCTCGGTAGTTTCATCTTGAAGATCAAAATTTAACTGAGGAATTTTTTCAAAAATAAAACTCATTCAACCATATCTTCATATCTAAGCTTAGCCAAAATATAGTCTTTGACTAGTGATGACCTAACGATATCATCTGGAGTAAATTCAATTTTCGTAAAGGCTTCCATGTGTGTAGCGATATCGAAGAATTTAAGAATACCACTCATATCATTTTTCTTCTTATTTAAGTCGGTCTGCCTATAATCACCACACCAAAGAATCTTGGATCGATATCCAACACGTGTCATTACCGTATCAATCTCTTCGAAAGTTAGATTTTGCATCTCATCAACAATAATGATCGCATCATCAAAACTCATACCTCGAATGAATGAAGTGGAGATAAATTCAACATAGCCTTGCTCAGACAATCTTTGATACGCATCTTTTCTTCCGAAAAGAGTCTCACAAATCTGTTGATATGGTTGCTGATAAATTTCCATCTTCTCAGTTACATCACCAGGCAAATGACCAATTTCACGGGACTGAACGGCAGATCGAACTAAAATTATTTTCTTGAATGGATTGCCTTTGTCCAAAACTTCTTCGAGTGCTTTGTACATCGCACAGAAAGTTTTTCCTGTACCTGCGACTCCATGGAGAGCTACGAAGTAGTCTCCCCTTTTATATGCATCAAAAAATTTCTTTTGGTTTTCTGTGAGAGGTTCGAATATCTTTAGCTCATCTAATTTTAATTTTAGAGTGTTTGTTTTTAATTCTTCTTCTACTATTTTTATTCTAGTGTTTGCTTTTCTAGACATTCGATCTCCTTATATTATGTTTTAACTCCCGTCACTCGTTCAACATGCTTTTTTACAACCTGGTCCGTCTTCGCTTCTTTGATTGTTTTTTTACCATAACGTTCAGCTACGGTGCTGCTAGGATGTGCTTCAGCAACTTTAGAAAGAACTTCTTTGAAACCGTCAGGTACTCGGTTAGATGTTGATACACCCGACACAAGTGCCGGGGCATGAATGATAGGTTGAATGTGAGGATTTTCAACCATGAATTGGTCGCGTTCGGAAATTTTCATCATAATTTCGAACTCTTCACCAGTCTCAGTATTAAAAAATGAATAAATTGGCATATCTTTATATAGCCTGATACCAAGAAGGAATTTCTCGCTTAGTCCATTTCGCAAAGTGATTCTTACGTTCGCGATAATAACGATGATAAGATTCTAGAGAATTTCCAACAACTTTACATTCATCAGGCATTGCAGGAGTTGGGCAAGTAAAAGGAAGATCAGGAGTATTATTTGGCCAAATATACAGTGCATCACTCATGCGTTTTTCTACAGCATGAATTTTACCATAGCGATAAGTATACTCTTTGCAAAGATGATACCACATTCTGTTAAGCCACAAGTAATTTTGTTTACTTGCACGAACCCATACGGCTGAAGGATGATTGATATGTGAAGCCTTCATCATAATGGTTTCAAAAGGTTCTTCCAAACGCCATCGTTTGATGTTGCGACCGTTTGCAGTTTTGTCCAAATACGGAACACCATCCAGCAAACGGTGTGCAGTAGACATCAATTGTGCATACTCGATAATCATTTTTACAACATGTTTATCGAGGTGCATTTCCGCGCACACGCGCGGATTATTGTCTAGATAGAAAATGTTCATGCTTTCACTTCGTCAACGATTTCGGTTACTTCTAGAGTATCTTCAGTTTTAGCGACCGTTTCGGTTACGATAGGTTGAACTTCAACTTGAGGTTCTGCTTTCAAATCTTCAAGTTTTTGTACAGGCTGAGTATCAGCATCACCAGCAAAGTAAATGCCTTTATCTTTAAGATATTTCACGATATCTGCCGGATTAACAAGCTGATATGCCAAAACTTTACGCCCGTCTTTGATAACACGAACGATTCCATTGGCATTCATCTTAATGTGCCACATATAGGTTGAGATACGATAGATTTGAATCTCATCACCGAGAGTAGCACCAATTTCTTCTTTAGTCATTGGCTCACCAGTGACCATAAGATTGAGAATCTTTTCGAAAGGTGCCATTTTGACAGGCTTCACATTTTTAGACATAATAAACTCCAATCAATTTAAGGAAGAATAATGATAACACACAAGGAAGAAATTGTCAAGGTAGATATCCGAGTGTTGCATAAAAACAACATCAGAATTTCGTAAACAAAACAATGACAAGGCAGAAAGCCAAAACGCAGAAAGTTATTGTCCTACCTAGGAGTGCGCCTAGGAACGCCCCCACCACGAAGGAAGTGATAAGTAGATTGTCTACTATCATCGGCGCATGGAAGCTTGGTCCCGAGCTTCCTCCTCAGTGAAGATAGGAACGGCGTTACTCTTATGTAACGTTCCGATACCTTTCATTAAACTACCAGTATAGACTTTGCCATGAATAGGCTTAGTTGTAGAACCACCACCAGAATCTACACTCGGATATCGTGGTGTTTCACGACCAGGAGGAACTTTAGGACCAAAAGAAAAAGACCTTTCCACACGCTTAACTGGTGTCTTCGAAAAGGAAGTCCGTTGAGTGTTCACACTATCGAGCCAAGCTTGATATTCGATTGCTGATTGTTTCGTAGGCTTCTTGACCTTTCGGGATCGGTCATTCACGTAGATCATCATTTGAGTGCCCAGGTTTTCCAGTCTTTACGATAAATTTTATTCAAGGGAATTTTATTCTTATAACAATGATACCATGCATCCAGATAAAAAGCAAATTCTGTCATTTTGCATCCTTGGTAATGTTGTATCCAAACAACATAAGCTTTTCAACATAGAGACAAGATTCTTGCTCAGTTCGAAGGGGTTCATCAGAATTCAAACGAATAATTTCAGATACCATCATTTCAAAACAATCCATATTTTACTCCAAGCTATTAGAAACTGCGGTTATGTGTTTACATTTGGAATGATACTTGAAACCGACACAAGTGCAAGAATAGTTTTTCCCACTCTTGGTTACGATATAAGTACCGCCCTTTCCTTTGACGTTGAACCGTCTTACATTAATTGATGCACCACTGATGATTTTTAAATCATGTACGCGACCAATGTTTATGATTTTTACAGGATGTTCTTTATCCTGTGTTTGAAGTGAGAAACTATCAGCATCAACCCACTTAGCATTTTTTACGACAACACCTGTGTATCGATTCTCATCGAAAGGTGAAGTTGCAAAAAGATTAATGGATCGATATCGAACAGTCACATTGACGGTAGAGCCAACTGAAGGAATTTTCATCATGTAGAGATTATAACACAAGAGGAAACGCTGTCAACCTGTGTTGTTTTTTTACAACTATTCCTGGAGAAGTCTTCTATTGCTCTCTTCGCGCAGGTCTTCTTCAAATTCTTGAAATTTCAGGCGATATAGTTCCTTTTTCAAAAATTCTACATCACCTTGACTTCTTTGAATTTGTTCCTCAAGTTCTTCGATTCTTTTTCGAATATAGTTGGAGATCGCCATAATCGCCCTCTTCTTTTGCTAAACGGTAGTATGACTTGTCATGATGTTTCTTTTTTTGCTGCTGAAACTGTTCATCTTGTCGCTCGCTATTTTTGCGAAACTTGGTCTTTTGAATACGTTCTACTTTAATTCCACCGATCATTTTAGTAACCTCTTCTCCTTTTAGATGATATGATCCGCTGCACCCAGTTTTACCAACTCTTCTGCTGTCAACCAAACATCACTGGGTGTGAGAAGTTTGGTCTTAACACCTTTTGCATCCAAAGTTGTAGCTGACTGTAAAACGTTTGTCATTCTTTGAATGCACAATTCGGTTTCTTTTCTATATGACTCCAGGTCGTGATATTTTCCTTCAAAGAAATCTGTGTATTGATGGCACATTATTCCACAGTTTTTTGAAATGAATCTTTCACCTTTTTCACCTGAAGCAAAAATCAGAAATGCTGCTGACATTACAGTTCCAAGACCTATGGTTCTGATTGGCACTTTGCTCCAACTCATTGCATCAATAAGTGCGAAGGCTTGATACAAATCTCCACCTGGAGAATTGATGAATAGTTGTAGAGTTTTATTTTTTTCTTCCAGATTGTTCTCATACAATATCCATTGTATTGCTCTGGTGATATTGTACTCATCAATTTCTCCAAACAAAAAGTGAATATGTTGTTTTAAAAAATCAGATTCAATTTTGTCTTGTACAGAGAAACTAATATTATCGAGAGGTTCTTTTTTTCTGCCAAGCATACGCAGTTTTGATGATTGATTCGATGTCATGTTTTGGCTCATAATTCAATAGTTTTTTGGCTAGGTTGATATTGGCTACCAGAAAATCTGGGTCACCTTCTCTTCTCGGTCCAATTTTATAATTTACTTTTTCTCCAGTAATCTTTTCAATTGTCTGTACAACTTCCAAGTTGCTATACCCGACACCTGATCCCAAATTAACTAAAATATTTTTTTCTTCCAAATTCAAAGCTTCAATGTGTGCATCAACAACATCTAAAACATGAACGTAATCTCGAACACAAGTTCCGTCCGGTGTTGAATAATCATCACCATTGATTGTAACGTTATTTAGATTTCCAAGAATTAGAGGAATTAGATGTGTCTCTGGCTCATGATTTTCACCCAGATCATCATCTGCGCCAGCAAGATTGAAGTATCTAAAAATAACAAAGTTTAAACCAGAATCTTCAATAGCTCGCTCACAGCAAAGTTTGGTATTCGAATACACAGAATTGTCGATTGTACACTCATCTTCATCAACAGGAATTCTACCACAAAAATAAACACCCGCTGTAGATGAAAAAAAGATAGTATCGCATCCGTGATTCTTCATCGCATCAAGAACAATCAAAGTTCCACCAACGTTCACTTCCCAAAACTTTGTGGGATCTTCAAAAGAAAGACCAACTTCGATTCGCCCCGCAAGATGAAATACCACATCGATTTTATTGATTCGAAAGACAGTTCGAACCATCTCGCGATTTAAAATATCATCAATAATTAGATTGTCAAAGTAAGTATGACTAGGAGGCTTAATATCATATAGAATGACATTCCATCCTTCTTTTTTCAATCGTTTGCAGAGAAAACTACCGAGATACCCGGACCCACCGGTAACGAGTGCTGTTCTTGTTTCCATGGAAATTTACCACCATACTTTAAAATATTTTCGTTGTTACCAATTTCGAAGAAGTCTTTTGAGACAGAGTTAGCATTACCATCCAACCTATAACAAACTGTGTGTTTGTTTGTACAATCAAACTTGGGAAAATATTTTGCTAGATTGAAAAAGAATTTTCTATCTGCACCCCACTGCCCATACCAAGCATGACCAATATTCACAGCAACGTCTCTTTTTACTGCATAGCAAGAGGTATCGATATGGTTGACTTTTTCATCAAAATAGACAGGCCATTTTCCTAATGATTCACAATTATCTTCACAGAGATAATTGCCTTCTTTGTCATAAATTTTTCTGAGACTGTATGCCCATTGAAGATCATTTTTTTGAATCGTAGAAACAAGACTTTCTACATGATCAGGTTCAATCCAATTATCTTCATCAAGATAGCAAATGATATCCGCATTTACCAGAAAAGATGATGCTGCATACACACGATGCCCATACCATCCTTTACCAATATTCTCTTGCAACCGAACAGTTTTTACTTTGGAGAATCCATCAAGTTGGTGCCAAATTTTGGAACCATATTCTTCACCATCGAGAAAAATATAGTGAGTCAAGTTTTCGTAAGTCTGGCTATCGACAGAATTCAGACAATCTGAAAGATAGGTTGTACCTATCGTAGGAGTGACTACTGCTACTTTCATTTTACACCAAGATCAATTTCGGGAAAGGCTTCTTTAATTAATTTAGGTGTCAAAAAAGGAACTCGAAGGTCTTTTTTGACACAACGAATCATCAAATCTGCTTCATCTTTGTGAAGTGATTCAAGTAGAAAGGTGAAAAGACTTTTTTGTTTAGCAGCAGTCAAACCTTCTGGTCGTTTAGGATGACCTTTAATGAATCGATAGAGTTTTTGAACCTCATTATGGAGATAGACATCATTTAGCCCAGCAGGCATCAAAGAAGGTTTGTAAACAGGAATTTCAACATCGAATTCGATTCGAGGATCGAAAGCGTAAGTTAGAAAGATCAAAAAATTTTGATCAGCATGTTTTCGCAGAACTTGAATTTTATCTGCTCTCTTTTCCGTCTTTTCAAACAGTTCAAGAATTTCATAGTACAATAAATTAGAACTCATCCAGCACCTCAAGTAAATTTTTCAGTCTATTCTGAATCATATAATTCATAAACTGTTGTCGCGAAGCAGGCTTCACCTCACTATATGTATCTATGATATTCTTGGAAATAGATTGTGGAATCCTATTCAAATCGATAAGATGGCTATTTCTATCCCAATTTCTAGCAACCGATTCTGTGGTTGGTTGTGTAATATCCATCAACTGAAGAAGGACTTTTTTCGTGATAGGCTTTTGGCGCAATCCCTCAACCAAACAATTGTCTGGTGACAATACATTTGGAATTCCATCACCACTATCACCACGAATGATCAGTTCTCTCAACTGTTCTTTTGGATCTTCAGTCTTGATAAACTTCTTCAGAATAGGAGAATATTGCTTAACATTAGGATAAGATTGCAATTGAACGAAATCTTTATCTGAAGACAGGATCAGAATAGGTTCTCGGCTCGAATA